TATCTGTCACCGTCATGCTCATCGTCTTCAACTCCAAGAACGATTGGTCGATGACATCGCTACCGAACTGGTCACACTTACTGACAGCCCTGATGTTGCCGTCGTCGGAACAGGACTCCATACCTGCATGGCAATGAGAGGCATCAAATCCGAAAGCTCCATGACATCGAGTGTCATGCGTGGTCGTTTCAAGGAGAACCATCATACCCGTATGGAATTCCTGTCACTCTGTTCGTCATCGACAACTAAATGATGAGAAGCAAACAACTTGCGACGAATGACATGGTGTGCGATAGTGTCAGAAAGATACCGAACCTTATATTTGGAGACAGTAAAAAGAAGGATGGAGAATCGGTCAAGCTTACCGGGTAAATCGTTCCGAACTGTTCCAGTGTGTCGCGTGTCTGATAATAGTGATTATGTTAACTAGAATTCAGTTCCTTAATGTTTCTGATTGGTTTGGGTGTTCGACTTTGTTGAACAGATCATCGGTTCACTCGACCAGACCGAACCGGTTCAGTTAGACCGGGGGGACTAGGGGTGCCATGTCTGGTGCCCGCCACGTCCTGACTGAGGACTGGATACACAGACACAGGAACCAAAAGACCTGAGAACAAAAAAAACGACATCCGGCAAAAAACAAAAAAACCATGCCACGAAAGATTGGAAGTAAGAACAAGGCCAAGACCGGGGAATGGAAGGAACTGTTTCTGACTGCGATGCGGTCGTATCCGGTTGTCCGGGTGGCCTGTCAGGCCGCCGGGATCAGTCGAGCCGAAGCCTACCGTGTCCGGTCGCGCGACCCGAAGTTTGCCGAAGCATGGGAACATGCCAAGGATGATGGCATTGATGTGCTGGAAGTGAAGATGCACGAACGTGCTAGGGAGAAGGATACGTTAGCCGGGATTTTCCTGTTGAAGCATTTACGTCCACAGGTGTATGCGGATAACGTGCAGGTGAATCTCAGTGGGTCGTTGTCGATTGAAGAAGTGAACAGCGCGAAGGCATCGTTGAAAGCAAAGCTGAACCAGATTCAGGAGACGGTGGCACCGGGTGTGCGACGGATAGAAGGTGGACAAACCAGTTAAAAACCAGTGTTCCAGGTTTTTGCATATTTGAACAGTGCAGATGTCAAAGACGACTTCGGATGAATCGTTAGCTGTGTTGGCAAGCCGGGACACAACATCCCGGAATCGGCTGAAGAAACTGACACCGGCTGAATCAGCCTTGCTGAAATACGAATGGAGATTTTGGGCAAGGCAAAGTCAACTGCCACCGGATGATGACTGGAGTGTCTGGTTGCTGATGACCGGACGTGGGTTCGGCAAAACTCGTGCTGGCGCGCAATGGGTGATTGAACAGGCCACGAAACCCGGAACCCAGATCGCGATGATTTGCCGGGTGCCTGCTGATGGTCGTGATGTCATGGTGAATGGGGACAGTGGAGTCATGGCCTGTAGTCCACCGGACTTCCGTCCGACGTATATTCCAAGTCAACGACTGTTGAAATGGTCGAACGGGTCGGAAGCTCGAATCTATTCCAGTGAGACACCAGACGACTTACGTGGCCCGAACTTCCATTGTGCATGGATTGACGAGTTGGCAAAGTACAATCAGGCACAGGACGTTTGGGATACGTTGGTCATGGCGGTTCGTCTGCCACCGAATCCACGGATTGTGGTGACGACGACACCACGACCGATTCCGATTCTGAAACGGCTTCTCACTGATCCGACTACCCATGTGACCCAAGGCAGTATCTACGAAAACCGAACCAACCTGAGTGAGAAGTTCTTCGACCGGCTGATTAAACGGTACGAAGGCACCTATCTCGGACAACAGGAACTGGAAGGTCTGCTGATTAGTGAACGAGCCGGTGCCTTGTGGAGTCGTCCACTGCTGGAACAGGCCAGAGTGAAAACGATGCCGGATGGATTCACTCGTGTCGTGGTGGCAATCGACCCCCCGGCAACGTCTGGAGAAGATTCGGCTGAAGCTGGTATTGTCGTGGTGGGGTCTGGTGAAGACGGATGTGCATACGTCATTGCCGATGCCAGTCTTCATGGTTCACCGGATGAATGGGGAAGGCAGGCCATTCGACTGTACGACCGGTTCCATGCGGATCAGGTGGTTGGTGAAGTCAACAACGGTGGAGAGATGGTTGGGTTCACCGTGAAGGAATGCGCGAAGTCCTTGCATCGTGATGGAGAACGGGAAAGTAGTGTCGTGCCGTATGTGCCGGTTCGCGCCAGTCGTGGAAAGTTCACCAGAGCCGAACCCATCGCCGCACTCTATTCACAAGGTCGAGTTCGACATGTCGGTATGTTTGCCGAACTGGAAGACCAGATGACCAGTTGGGTCGTTGGAGAAACGTCACCAGACAGACTGGATGCACTGGTGTGGGGATTAACCGCCTTGGTGTTATACGGCTCAACTGAAATTGAAGCGTGGGGTGGAGCCGAACCACCGAAGACCAGTGAACAGGTCATCGAGTCGGTTCAACATGAAGGTGTCTGGTTTCCACCGAACAGTGGTCGTCAACGAATGTGGTAAACAGAAAGAATTTTATGTTGAGAGAAAGAATGTTCTACCCTGGGGGAAAGATGTCATCCAATAAATCGAACGCGTACACTTTATTGGTGTCATCGTTAAAAGACTACCGTCCACGTTACCGTTTAACACAACCCGGATTAAATGAACGGGAACGATTGGAGTTGAAGCTGAATTTGTTTAGGGCGTTCGTGGCTCGAAAGGAACTTCTGAAGGATGAGTATTGATTATCTGAATGGCCTGATAAAACGATTAAATACTCGTGGTGCTGAATTATGGACAACACGAGATGAAATAGCGTTCATTGTTGGACTTGGAACCCATCGGAACGGTCAAGCCTATGAACCATTGGTCAGTCAGGGGTTAATTCCGAATTCCAATGAATACCAGTATAGACAGAGCTTGCTTCGACAATACCTGAAAGCAAGCCAGAATCGTCAAGTGTGGGGAGATGTAGACCGTATGACCTGCATCGAAATGGCGGCGAGTCTTCTCGCGCCGATAAAGGAGAACACGAATGATGATAGAAGCATCGACATGTGAAGAACAAGAAGTCTGGTTAGCATCTGACTTGGAAGAAGCTTTCATAGGTTTTGGTGATCAAGGCCATTACAAGGTTGCTGTTTATGATTACGAGAAGTGTGTTGAGGTTTTAATGAAGCGTGATGGTGGCACACGGGATGAAGTTGAAGAACATATGAGTTACAACGTCACTGGAAGTGATCTTGGTCGGCAAACACCGGTCTTCGTCAACCTGAAGAAGATGGTTTGAAAACTTCTGTTTAGGATGTCATAGTGCGATTTTTGGAATCGTTAACGTTCAGTTCGAGAGTGTCGATAGCGGCAAAAGCGTTGATGGGATTATTCTCTCAAGACAGCGCGACACAAGCTCATGGTTTACTCGGTGGAATCCTTCCGGGTAGTGTCGGAGAACCACCGTATCGTGGTGCAACAAGTATTCTTGATGCCTACAGCACGATGCCGTGGCTCCGGGCTGTTAGCCAACGTGTTGCAACTGCTGTAGCAACGTCGTCTACTCAGTGGAGACTCTACGCTCCGACTTCACGACAAACAAATAATCTCAGTCGGATTCAACGCGCTGGTGATAGCACCGTCCGAAAGAATCTAATACAACAGTCTGGACAATTCCGGGAAGTACCAGACCACATTCTGTTATCAGCCTTGAACCGGGCAAACAGCTACATGGTGGGACAGTCCTTGTTTAAGCTTACACAAATCCATCTTGATCTCTTGGGGGAATCGTTTTGGATTAAAGAGCGCAACAACTTTGGCGCACCTGTCGAGTTCTGGCCTGTTCCACCAGACTGGATTGAATCCACACCAACACCATCGTCCAGAAGTTACAGAGTCAGTTTTCGTGGATGGCAAGGTGACATTCCTGATACCGAAATCCTTTGGATGGCTGATCTGAATCCATCGAATCCGTATGGACGTGGCAGTGGATTGGCTCGGTCGTTAAGTGACGAACTGGAAACGGATGAGTATGCGGCGAAGCACACCCGGCAATTGTTTTTCAATCGTGCGCGACCGGACATGATTATCTGGCCTAAACAGCAAGGCGCACCTGATATTGGATTGCAACAGGATCAAGTTCGACGACTGGAAGAACGTTGGCTGGATGGACATCAAGGCTTCTGGAGAGCTTTCAAGCCCTTCTTTGTTGGTCGTGAGATTGAAGTTCATGAAGTAAACCAGTCTCTACAGGAACTTCAACTGGTCGAACTCCGAAAACATGAACGCGACATTATCGTGCAGGTCTTCGGTGTTCCACCGGAGTTGCTTGGAATTTTAAGTAACAGCAATCGCTCCACGGTTGAATCGGCTGATTACCTCTTTAGTCGATGGGTGGTGGCACCACGGAGGGAATTCTTACG